CATACTCATTCACATAGAGGTTGTGTGCCAAAGCCATCAGCATCGTTCCGGCAGAAGCACAGTTTGACTCAACATGCACATGAATGAATGCTTCCGTGTTCTTCATAGAATTGATAAGAGGGATGATCGCATGGAGCGCACCACCTACAGTGGACAGTCGGATTTGCACGATGTCGCCCTCTTGTGCATTGTCTAGCACGTCTACCAAGTCAGCAAACTGGATGACATCCCGGAATTCCTCGTCAATCGTAACTCGGTGCACTTGGTTGATTGGTGCAGAGTAGACTGCGAAGGGTTCGCTCTCGCTGCGCAGAAGCTTCAGAAGCTCTTTGTTGAATTGTTGCATGTTTCCTCCTAAGATTTCATTGCCCAGTTTACAGCAGCAACAATAATGTCGCCGTGGCAGGCTTTTGGTTTACAGAAGCAGCCGAGAGATTTTCCGTGGAGGTCTCTTAGCTGCTGAATTTTAATGTTGCCTTGTACAAGCTGTTGGTGCAGATACTTACGATACTTCTCAATCACAACTTCTCGTGTGTCACCAACAGCTTCGTTTATCACAAAAGGATTTCCCCAAATACTTCCCCCGTCCGATATACACATCGTAAGATTCTTTGTACTTGTTGACTACCTTGCACATTTAAACTCCTTAGTTATGGTAGTACATCTTAACGAACGCGCGGCACAGGCCAGAGCGGACAACATCGTCGGGTGTGAATGTAACGACACCAATGTTCTGCGTCATGCAGTGCAAGTCTTCGTCGTTTAGGTAGTCCGGTTCGTCGCCAAGAGCCTTGTCGATTAGACCAATCGTCTCCATCAGACCACTCTTACCTTTCAAATCGTTCTGTTTCTGGTCACCAGTCAGAACAAGCTGACACCCATCACCAATACGAGTAAGAATGGCTTCAAGTTCTTCTTTCGTAAGATTCTGACTCTCCTCCACAATGACAAGCGCGTTCTCGATGCTCATACCACGGATGTGCTCTACACTCAGCATCTCCACTTTCTTGCTTGTCAGGCAGTAGCCGAGGAAGCCCTTGCCCATGAATTTGCCAAGATGCTCAAGCGTCTGTTTGAAGAAGGGGAGAAGCTTTTCTTCTAGAGTGCCAGGGAGCGCCCCGTTACTCTTGCCTGTAGAAACGTTAGCACGCACGAGAAAAATCTTATCAATCTTTTTGGAGCGAAGTAGTTCGGAGCCGTGGTAGGCAGCGAGGAAGGACTTGCCCGTACCCGCAGAGCCGATTGCAAACACCACTTGCCTACCTTCTTGCAGGTATTGGAGGAGAGTTTTCTGTCGAGGATTAGCAGGCTTGACAGTAAGTTGTTTCTGTTGCATAGGAACAACAGCTTCTCCTGCAACAACTTCAACCACAGGCTTTTCACCTGTCTTCTGCTTTCGTGTAAAACGCTTAGCATTGTTGGACATCAATTATCCTCTTGTAAAAATGTTAATGGGAATGCCCAACAGTGCTGCTAGACATTCCCATAATTTAGCATGAGCTAAGCCATCTGTCAATTATGCGGCTCAAGCCATTCTAAACTTGTAGACTCATAACAGTGTGTCTTTCCATTGTAGCTATTTGCCTTGACATCTACATGGTCATCGAAAAACCAGAAACCTTTAAGATGCACGTACTCTCCGTGCCATCGAAGTACAGTACCTGCACGAAGCTTCCAAATTTCCACCTCAGTGTTAGCAAATTTCACTTTCATGCTTCAACATCCTTGTTAATCTTCTTAGCAGCGCGAGCCTTAGCCATGATTTCTCGGCGCTTCTCAGTGGTCATCACTTCTTTACCCTCCTGCATAGCTTGCACACGAGAGAACAGACGATTCATTGTCGTAGTGTTTTTGTACAGGTGCACTTCGTACAACACAAAGCTATGGAACGGATATTGATCTTCGCTCAGTGCCCACCCTTGCTGAAGGTATTTCTCAGCTTCGTACATCACTTCTGTGAAGTTGGGGGATGCAATCGTTTTGTACTCTGTAGAGCCTTCTACGATTTCGTTGGATGCGATAATGTCAGTCATAGTGTTTCTCCTTTTTCATCTTACGTTGTTTAATGGCCTTACGGCGCGGTGTGTCGTCTTCCAGATAAATCTCAGCAAAACGGATGTCTTCAAAGTCGTAGACGTTTTGTTCGTGCTGTGCACAGTGTTCTACGAGATGTTCAAGTTCTGTCATTTGTTCACCAGAGCGAGCACAACAGGGATAAAACGCTTCTGAGACACCTTACGCTCCATCCAGAGGGCGTCCTTCACAGTGTAGAGTGCAAGATCATAGTTGGGGTGGCAATCTACATCTACAACGTTCAGTGTTCCATCTAGGCGATAGTAGCAGCGGATCGGTTTCATGTTTCCTCCTTGAAAGTGGTTAGTGAGTGCATTCTAGACCCTACCCAAGTTCCTGTCAAGCCCTAAAATTGACAAGATTGTTGTGTGCTGATACAATTTGCTCAGTTAAGAATTCTAAGGAGAATAACATGAGTGACTTGGTGAGCGCAACACCCAAGCCGATTTTTAAGAGGCAGCACGAGCTTGCTAAGATGGTGAAGCAGCTTAATAAGATTAGTAAGAAGGCTGTAGAGGTGCTAGAAGCAGGGCTGTCCAGCGAGGATGAGCGTGTCAGGATGATCGCTGCTGAGAAGCTGCTGAAGTTTTATATGGATTCGGCAGAGGCTCAGAGGGCTGATGAGATTAAAGCGCTGCTGCTGGATATCAAGGTAACGGGGTTGATTGGGCAAGGCAGCACAGCGGACGACGATACGCCAGCGTTGGATTTTGACAACATTTCTCCCGAGTTTGCCAATTCCCAAGTGATCGATATGGGTGACGTTAATAAGATTTGACAAGATTCATATTCTCGTGTATCATTCTATTTGTTGGTGAGATGGACAGAAGTTCGTTACCCATTCCAACTTTAAGGCTTCGCCATAGCCTTCACAAGAATTGGCAGGCTTCCACAAGAGGCCGCTTCCAAGACGCTTCCTCTACAGGGTTGTTGCCCACTCCTCCTCGGCTTTGTGCGAGTTGAGGCGTCTTGAAAGCAAAATTTCGCCCCGTTAGTTAAGTGGTATAACGGTTGACTTGTAATCATCTGTCGTCTGTTCGATTCAGTCACGGGGCACCAAGTTTTGACGACTGAAACATTCCTTTGCACGACATCGGAGGCAGGCTCGTCAAATCATCTACGCAAGCAAACCGCATCCGGTCTTCAGAGTCCGCTCTTGCCGCGAAAGTGCACTTACTAAGCTTGGCTGGGCAATAAAACCGTGTGTTTCACGGCTCCGAAAGGATGAGCAGCCTCTGCGCTGAAGATATCAGCAAAGAATACCTTACCTTAGGTACGTTAGCGTTACGCTGACAAACTGTTAGCCTCACGGTTGACGAGTCTTCCCCGAGAAGATAAGAGGCTGTGGAATTCAGCCCACACGAATATAAGGAGAGAATATGAGTGATAACAACACTAAGACATTTCACGCTGATGCCGGTAAGGGGGATAGACCCCGAGGCACAGGCTGGAAGAATTATTACGACAATTTCGATGCAATCTTCGGGAAGAAAGAGAAAGTCGAAGAAGAGAATCTGGTTGTAGCATCATCGTCGGACGGTCAAGATGCCAACGTGGGCTGACCTATAATACACGTAATAAATTTGCTGCGAGGGACATTGCTCCATAGTGGCATACCCCGCTTCGGCGGGTTAGCGGAGAGGGCAGCTACAAGGTTGCTAAAGCTTGCAGGCATGGTTGAGTGGCGCTGCGACACTAATTATATAGGAGGCTGCACGGCAGGGATGCTGTGTGGCTTTTTGTTGTTTCATACTAGGGAATACATATGACAGAAAAGAAACAGAAGAAAGTCTATGGTCCCGCAAGCGAAAAGCAACGTCTTATTCTAACAGATAAGACCACTGATGTGATCCTTCTAGGAGGCGGCGCTGGCGGGGGCAAATCTGCAACTTGCTTGATTCGCAACCTCGACGGTATCAACGATCCTCATTTTCGTTGCACTATCTTTCGTAGGACTGCTCCTGAGCTTAAACGTCAAGGCGGTTTGATCGATGAAAGCAGAAATATTTACTCAGAATTTGGTGGAGAATACAAATCTCAGGCTATGGTGTGGCGCTTTCCGTCAGGGGCATCCATCGCTTTCTCTGCGATTGCTTCCGATGATGATTTAGGCTCATGGCAAGGTTCTCAGCTTACTCGTGTTCTCATTGACGAGGCTGGCGATAAATGGACAGAGAAACAGGTTTTGTTTTTGTTGTCTCGTATTCGATCAGCACATAGTAAGATTTATCCGCAGATGTATCTTTCTTGTAATCCTGACATCAATTCTTTTCTGAAGAAATGGGTCGATTACAGCCTAGGACCGGACGGTGTGCCACTGCCGGGTACAGAAAATAGAATTCGTTGGTTCGTAACTATCGAAAATCAAGTGTTGTGGGCAGACTCTGCGGAAGAGTGTTTTGAATTGCATGGCAAACCGAGAGACATGATTTACGCTCGCGGCATGGGTGAAGAAGAGATTAAAAAACTACCCGCTGAAAAGTTGTTCATGCCGAAATCGTTCCGCTTTGTGCCAACAGGAGTAATGGACAACCCGTACCTGTTGCCCCCGCGCAACACAAGTTATTTGGCCAACCTTCTTTCGCAGCCCTATGTCAATCAGTTGCGCTTTTTGCACGGTTCGTGGACAGCCCGTGAAGCTGGAGAATCTTATTTTAAACGTTCGTGGGTTGAAATCGTAGACAAAGCACCTGATAAAGTCACATCACGAGTGCGCGCATACGATTTTGCAGCATCGGAGGAACCAAGTCACTCTAACTCTTCTAGAGACCCTGATTATTCAGTCGGCGCGCTTTTATCCCGTACAGCCGATGGCACCCTGTACATTGAGCATATCAGACGATATAGGAAGCTTACGGATGGTGTCTTACGAGACGTAATCGAGACTGGTTACAAGGACGGAGTGGATATACCTATTCTAATCCCAAAAGACCCAGGTGCAGGTGGCGCAGCGGCTCACTTATTTTTCGTGCAACATCTCTCGGAAGCGGGTTTGACCGTAAAAACAGTTAAGGTTAGTGGTCACTCTGGTAAATTACAGAGAGCACAACCTTTCTTTGCTATGGCAGAAGCTGGCAAAGTTAAAATTGTTAGGGATGAAGATGGTGATAGATTCGTAGAAAACCTGCTGATGGAGATGGAGTACTTCACAGGCGGAAGGAACGAGAAGAATGATCAGGTAGATGCGGTGGCTGACGCAGCTAACTTTCTTATGCGTCAGCAAGTAATGCCGTCATTTGCCCTTGCTGTGAATACCCAACCATCCCCCGTACCAACTTTATGATGTGCAACTATACTTTAAACAAAAATCTCGCAGTTTTTTAGATACACGTGGGTCTAGCGCAAATTCAAATTCTGCGAGAGCTATTTGAATTTGCATAGACTTGAAAACACAAAACTGATGTTGTGCCTCTTCTAAAGTATGGAACCCATGCTTCTCTTTTCGGGTCGTGCCCACCTTAGCCCGTACAGAAAATGTGTTGCACTTTCCCGGATAGATTCCGTTAGAAAGCCCACTAATCTTGTTGTGAGTTCTAAAAAGTTGATTTACTTTATGTGGCACAAAAACGCAAGTATCAGAATCGTACTCTGCGTTTCCGGGTACAAGAATATCCTTGTCAAGATGCCAACCTTGCATATCATATCCGACCTGAGATTGGCACCAGTCTGCGAAGATTTGAAAATCCATAAAATCTTTAGAGATTTTAGTTCCGATATAAGACGGGTGATTTTTCTGCTCCGTGCCACCTTCAGAGCAACGGTTTCTCATGTTGTTATAGTGCTGCCCAGCTTTTGTAAAGCCAACTTTTGGCTTACCGTTGGACGGGATACCGAATGTCTGTACCCACTTACCATCCCTATCCTTAAAATCGTGAATCTGCACTGATTAACTCCTGTAAGATAAAACTAAATTATACAGAAGTTGTAGGGCTGTGTCAACCAAAGAATTCACAATATTGACAAGATTCTTATCTCATGTTACTATTCGTTTTAGTAAATAAAAGGAGTACAAATGGCAGCTAAAAAGCCAAAAGACAATTCGGCTGCTGCTCTTGCGGCTGACGACGGCATGCCCGTACCTCGCATGCAATTAGGTGAAACAGGTTTTGTCGGATTGCGTACAGTTTTCGGGCGTGTAATCGACGATCCACAACGTGCCTTCCACTGGCCTAACTTCTACCGTACCGTCCGGGACATGATGAACGATGCAGTGATTGCATCAGCATTCAACACATACCGAATGCTTCTCTCCCGTGTAAACTGGACAGTTGAACCTCCCGTAGACGCTACAGAACAAGAAAAAGAGCGTGCCAAGTTTATCCAATCCTGCATGGACGACATGGAGCACACTTGGGCAGAATTCCTCTCTGATGTTATCACATATCTTCCTTACGGCTTCTCTGTACAAGAGAAAGTTTATCGCCGGCGCCTCTACAAGAATGGGTCGCGATTTAATGACGGACTGGTAGGTCTGCGTAAGATTTCCCCTCGTGGACAAGATACTATCGTACGTTGGACGTTCTCGGAAGATGGCCGCGATCTGCTTGGTGCAGAACAATCCATTGTAAACCTTGAGAATGGCGCAATGTTCATGTCTCAATCTAACGAGCATGGACTTATTCCGATCAAGCGTGAAAAATTCATGCTGTTCCGCGCCGACCCTACAAAGGGTGATCCCACAGGTAACTCCATCCTAAAGGGCGCATACAAGGCGTGGAAGCAGATGGACATGTTACGTGACCAAGAGCTTCTTGGCGTAGCTAAGGAGTCTAACGGACTCCCTGTCATCAAACTTCCTCCCGAGTACATGGCCGCAGACGCATCTGACGACATGAAGGCTGTTTATTCGGCATGTCAGAAATTGCTTGATACTATTCAAGCAGGCACTAACAAGGGTATCATCTTCCCCCGTAGGATTGATGAAACCAGTAAACAAGATTTGTTTGAGTTGACACTGCTTGAGAAGAAGGGTATCAACGGTGCTAACATTGATGCGGTTATCAAGCGCTACCACAGCGAAATTTATTCCGCTCTGGGCGTAGACATTCTTAAAGAAGTCACTGAGATTGGTTCCTTCTCGCTTGCAGACTCGGATACAAATCTCGTATCGCTGATGATGAGTCATCGACTCAATGAAATTGCTGACGTTCTTAATAACGACCTCATCCCGCAACTTTTTAGTTTGAATGGTTGGAATTTGGAACGACTGCCTAAGTTTGTTCACGGTGATATCTCTGAAATGTCTGCTGATGAATTGGGTAAACTCTTGCAGCGTACGGGCAGTATCGGCCTAATTGCTAAAGACATCGCAACTATCAACCGCTTGCGTAAAGCATACGGCATTAACGAGCTTCCTGACGACACAAATATTGAAGATATTGAGTTCACTATGGAGTCTAGCAACTCTGGTGAGGGCATGACCACACCGTTCGACGGAACCGCTAAGAAGCCTGCGAAGAAGGATAGTAGTACGTCCAACAACGAAAACGCCGCCTAATAGGAGTCCAATGGCACATTCCCTTTTCAGGTTCACGGAGAGCCTTTATAACACTCCACACCTCATCCGGGCCGAAGCGGCTCAATCCATTCTTGAGTATCTTACTCACCGCAACTCTACTGGCTTTTCTTCGACTATTGTAGAAGGTTCCAAAGAATCTGTCAAGCCGAAACAGATGAACAAAGTAGGCGAGATTGCAATCGACGGTGCCCTCTCTTACAAACCTGTTGTTGGGGCATGTGGTGACGTTCAAGGATGTTCCTATCAAGGAATTCTTGAACAAGCACAAATGCTGATTGACGATGGTGTTACCACTCTCATCACTGTGCACTCTAGCCCCGGTGGTCAGGCATCTCACGTGTTTAGCACTGCTAATGACCTTCGTGCTATGTGTGATGAAGCAGGTGTGCAGTGGTTTGCGTATATCGACACTATGTCGGCTTCTGCATCCCTCGCTCTTAATGTCGCGGCAGACGAAGTGATTATTCACCCTGACGCTGAAACCGGCTCCGTTGGCTGTGTTGTAGCTCTGCTAGACAGGTCCAAAGCTTATGAGATGGCAGGTATTAAGCCAATCTACATTGCGAGCACTCCGGGAAAAACACCATTTGCTGAAGATGGCAGTTTCTCAAAAGATTTTCTGGATGAGATGCAAGGTGAAGTTAGCCGTCTTGGACAACTGTTCGCTGAGCATGTAAACAATTATACAGGTATTCCGACTGCTGACATTCTTTCTTGGGACGCAAAGATGTTCCATGCAGAGGATGCTCTAAAACTCGGACTGGTTAATCAAGTTATGGATCACAATCAATTCTCTGCATATGTCGCAGAAAAGCATAAAGGAAAATCGTAATGCTGAATAAGATGAAAAAGTTTTTTAACCAAGAAGAGGAAAAAGTCGAGATGACGACCGAAACCGTTGAAGCTTCTGTTGGCGATACGCCTGCAATTGAAGCTGTGATGGCAGAACTCTCTGAAATGAAAGCAAGTTTTGCTCTGGTTTCGGAAGAATTGACTGCCGCAAAAGCTGAGCTTGAAAAAGCTCAAGCTGCTCTGAATGCCGCTGCTGAACAAAAAGCTAAAGCTGAAGCAGATGCACTGGCCGCAAAAATGGCTGCACGCCGCAAAGCTGCTGAAGCAAACATGGGCACTGAAAAGGCTGCTGCCTTTATGGCTGCTACCGAACACATGGACGACGCAACGTTTGAGTCGCTGTGCAATGTTTTCACTACTAATGCTACTGCCGAGGCTGAAAGTGAGATGTTCAATGAAGTCGGCGTTGAGACTAAGGCAGACGCTAAAGACGAGCCGAAAGTAAAACATTTTAAAGAATTTCTCCCACAGAAATCCACCAAAAAGGAATCGAAATAATGAAACTGGCTACTCGTAGCAATAAACTCTCTGGCGTTCTGGCATTTGAAGAGATGCCGAGCAAAGGCGTCTGCCGCCGTGCTGTCACTGTCACTATCCAAGCAGGTATGGATATTGGCGCTGTTCTGCAATTTGACGGTACTAGCAAATACAAATGGGTTGCCAACGCTGACGTTGCAACGCTGAATGCTGATGTGGTTGTTCTGATTGACGACTATGCGGGCGTTAATACGCTGACTCCGGGTGACTACACTCTGGTTGTCCTGCGTGTCGGCCATGCGGGCGTTGTGGACCAAGGTCTGCTGTTCAAAGATGCTGTCACTGCACCCAACAAGCAGATCGTTTACACGGCCCTGCGCGCCAAGAACATTCACGTTCGCACCCAAGTTTAATAATTAAGGAACAACTAACATGAGCATGACTATTCGCGATTATTTCGATTCCTACAAGGTTGCAGATTTTGTAGATGGCATCGTACAAACTCCGCTGCAATACGGCTACATCAACAGCCAAAACCTGTTTAACTTCAAATCGACAAACCAACTGGCTGTCATTTTTGACAAAGACTATTCCACCACTACGCTGCTGCCGCAAGTGAACCGTGGCGCAAAGGCTTCGACGGAGGGTAAAGAGCACAAGGTTGATACGTTCGCTCTGAAACTGGCATACTTCAAGCATGAAGACCGCATCACCAACGAAGACGTGCAGTCGCACCGCGCACCGGGCAGCACGGACGCTGATACGTACGGCCGCGTCACCGCTGAAAAGATGGTCGATCTGCGTCGTGCCTTTGACCAGACAATGGAATACCTGAAGCTGCAAGCACTGAAGGGCGTTACCAAGACCCCTGATGGTGTTGTGCTGGCAGACATGTACGGAGAGTTTGGCATCACGCAAAGTTCGATTGACTTCACGCTAGGCACTTCGACTACCAACGTAGACCAAAAAATTCGCCTGCTGAAATCGGGTATCGCCAAGAATGTTATGAATGGCGGTGCAATCGGCGGTGTAAAAGTTCTGGTCGATCCGGTGTTTTACGACAAACTGATTTCGCATCCGAACATTAAAGCTGCTTACCAGTTCTTCATGGCTAACGGTGCTGGCAATCAGGCGCTCCGCGACGACAATACGGACTACATGCAGTGGGGTATTATGGACCACTTCACTCACCGTGGCATTACGTTTGTGTCGTACGACGCAACGTTCAATCTGCCGAATGGCACGACTGAAAATGCTTTTGGTGATTCGACGGGTATCGCATACGCCGATGGTGTCAAAGACCTGTTCCGTGGTTACTGGGGTCCGAGTGCCAAGATGAGTGCAGCAAATGAGCCGGGTCAAGAAGTGTTCATCCGCACGTTTGTTGACCAACGTGACGAGTATGTGGACATGGAACTTGAGAGTGCTCCGCTCGTTTTCTGCACGCGCCCAGCGGCGCTGTGGGCTGTGACTAGCTCGAACTAAGAATTAGCCCTCTTCGGAGGGTTTAAATTTCTTGACTTTGTGTGCTTCATGTTGTATAATTGCAATATTGAGGCACACAATATAAGGGAATTTATGACGAAAGCTTTGACCCAAGAACAGTTTGTTGAAAAGGCCAAATCTATCCATGGCGACGTGTATGATTATAGCAAGACCAAGTATGTTAAGTCCAATACAAAAATCATTGTCTCTTGCATTAAAGAGGGCCACGGAGACTGGGAAGTTACTCCAAATAACCATTTGAAACGAAAATGCCCAAAATGTGCGTGCTCGTTCACCAATGCAAAAGATACCTTCATCCCAAAAGCTATAGAGATTTACGGAGACATTTACGACTACTCATACGTAGACTATGTAGGATCAACAACTAAAGTCAAAATTAGGTGCAGAAAACACGAATTCTTTTATGTTACACCGTCGAATCACTTGAATGGTAGTGGTTGCGCAAAGTGCAGCTACGAAAAGATGTCTAAGCAAAAGGTGAAAAGTCAAGAACAATTCGTAGAAGAAGCTAAAGCAGTACATGGTGACAAATATGGGTTGGCGAAAGTGGAATACACAGACTGTAGGCAAAAAGTAATTATTGAGTGTTTTGAGCACGGTGATTTCCTGACGCAAGCGAACTCGTTTTTGCGAGGACATGGTTGCCCTTCTTGTATGGAAGGAGGGTATAACCAGATGCTACCGGGAACTCTGTACGTGATGACATGTGGAGACGTTACAAAAGTCGGGATCACAAACAAAACCTCTGCCCAAAGAGCCAACCATATAGGTAAGACTACTCACTTAAAGTTTGAAACAGCTTTCGCAGTGATGTTCCAAGATGGTTCAGAGCCTTTGAAAATCGAAACTCACCTGCTGAGGGATCTTAGAAAAACTCACAAGCGTGTCGAGGACAAGTTTAACGGCTCTACTGAATGTTTTTATGGGGTAGATGTCTCTGCTCTGATTTATCAAATTAAACAAATCACAACCGGAGTAATCAAATGCCCGTGATCGACCTATCTTCCCCTATCGGTAAGCTGCGCTACCGCCTTGGTGACTATTATGACATTCCACGACTTCCTGATGAAGTCTATGAAAGTGCCCTGTCGGACACCAACGGGAATCTTCGCGCAGCAACAATCTTGTGTGGACAATATATTTTATCAGGCTTGGCTTTTGATACGCAACAGAAGATGGGTATTGTGGAAGTGTACGGACAACAAGCCTTCACACAATATCTGCAATTTCTAAATCTTGTGATTAAAGACCCGGCTTTCAACGGCGTTTGCCCGCTTCCATATGTTGCTGGTGCAGATGAAGTTCATCCCATCTTGCAATTTAAGGAAGACTTCACTAACGCACAAAACCGTCCTACATCTGATGAGCGCTTGCATCAAATTGCAATTGGCCCGTTTGATCCGTACGCCGGGAAGGTGGCTAATTCTGGTGTGGAGCCGCAGTAATGAATCAACTTGACCGCACCGTGGCATCCATGATGTCGAAATTTGGCACGCCAGCCTACATTAGTGTTGCAATCAATGAAGAGTACGATCCTGCCACATCCGAGAATACGGTTACATACCAAGACTACCTCGTCAACATTATGGTGTTTGATTACGTGCGCAAGAGCGAAGGTGAAGGCACTGAGCAAAACACTCTTATCAAATCTGGTGACAAGCAAGTGTATGTGCAGCCACCTCAAAAAACAGAAGTGGGATTAGCACTACCTCACCTCAATGCAAACAAGGACTTGCTCAAGATTGGCGACAAGTTCTACAAAATTGTCACTGTAAAACAACTCAACCCATCTCTTGCGCAAGACTCTTGCATTCTATACGAATTATACGTTCGTGAATAAACACAACAATTTAAAGGATTAAAATGGCTGCTTGGACAGATTACGCTGAAAATAAAATCGTTGACGCGGTGTTCCGTGGTCAACCGCTTAATGCCCCTGCCACATTCTACGTAGGTCTTTTTACTACGTCTGACAATGACGCTGGCTCTGCTCGTGTTGAAGTGTCTGGTGGTTCGTATGCTCGTGTGGCAATTACTTCGTCGCTGGCCAACTGGGCTGGCACGCAAGGCGCCGGTACGACTGTAGCGTCTAGCGGCACGAGTGGTACAACGTCGAATAACAATGCAATTAATTTTGCCGCGCCCACAGCTAACTGGGGCTCGGTTGCTGGATTAGGCCTGTTTGATGCTGCGACAGGTGGCAATGAATGGGTATATGGCGTTCTGTCTACACCTAAGACTGTTAATAGTGGCGATGCTGCCCCTTCGTTCTCCGCTGCTGCACTGTCCGTTCAAATTGATAATTAATAGGGGCTGCTCATGAAATTTGCAGACCGACTTAAGGTTTCGTCCACAGGCACGAGTGCCGCTGCTCTTGCTATGGGTGCAGCCGCAGCTAAGTGCCGCAGTCTTG